CTCTTCAGCCACTCTAAGACATCAGGGATGGTGTCTTTGGAAACCAAATGTGATAGCAGAAAACTGCATGGTCGGGTGATTTAATCCGATGGTGCAGCTGTGCATTGTGGTTCAACCACCTTATCACATTTTCTATATGGAAAGGTTTAGCTTATGGCAAAATCTCGATATCGTTTTAGGGTTACTGGTGTTAGCCCAAAGGCTAATGACCAGGGAGCTTGGAACAGTCCAATAAAATTGGGCTTTTTCCGCGATCAGGTAACCGAGTATCAACTCGGGGTCCCGATTTCCCATTGGGGGCTCCCTTTTAATCCTCAAACATACGTTCCGGAAGTATCTGCTTGTACGGTCGAACAGACGTGGGATGAACTTCATCCTCGTTCTAAACGATCGACCGTGAGTCACACCCGTAAGGGTGATGACCCATGGTATAGTGCAGGAGGTCCTTTCCTTCGCGTATATATCGATACCGGCTTACCCCAAAATGGGGTAGTCGGTTCTGGCACGTATTACTCTGTTGATGGAAAGCGTCGTTACGAAGGTGGCTTTATGCCACCAAATAACAGCGCCTGGGGTGATGGGTGGGCACTTGCCCCCCTCTCCTTCACCGGCAACAGTAATGCGTTATTACCAGATGTTGCGCCATACTATGACCGGGCCTGGCGAAAAGCCAAGCCTGAACTTGAGATGGCCGGTCTATACGTGGCCCTTCGAGAAATCGGGGACACGGTGCCTATGCTCCAAACGTCAGCTAAAGCTTTTGGGCTTAGCTGGCAAAGCGCGGTAAAATCCGAGCTTGGGAACGTAGTACACGGCACGAATCTGTCTCTTCGAAAGATGCAGCCTCGTGACCTAGCCGAACATTTCATCAACCATGAATTTGGTTGGGCGCCTTTTCTAGGAGATCTTAAGTCGTTTTATACGACTTATCTCGACGCTTCCGATATCGTGAAAAGAATTACTCGCGAGAACGGAAAGTGGATTAGACGCAAGGTCATGGTCGACAAGAGCAGTAGCAACGAGGTTATCTACAGTACGACACTACCGCCTAGCTCTTCGAGCTACGCGATACCGTGTTTTCCTGTTGGTTTCCCCGCTGAATTCTTTGTTTCACCACCGTCATGGAGTGTCGTCGAGCAAACTCGAATGACAATACATGCTAGTGGGAAATTTAGATTCTACCGCCC